GTGATCTCCGGGTCGTTCAATATGTCTTGAATGGTAAGGCCAAAGGTAATTATTGAAGACTTTCCATGCTCACGGGCCCACAGATCGAGATAACCGTTCGGCGCCGCCTGCACCTCGCGACAACGCGCAAAATACCAATCGCGGTTGAGATCAGCTCGCCCGAGCACATAAACGAGCAGAAAGAACAGATCAGACTGAGCCAGCCGCCTTTTAACCCGGCGCATCAGATCGGGGTCATTGCTCTCGGCGCCACGCTCAGTGGCTTGCAAAATCGTGCGGCGATAAACGCCGATTGCGTGCTCTCGAGAGCCCGGCGGTGCCTCAGCCTCCATCAACTGCTCGATCCTCTTCGCCATCTCCGTCCGCCGGCGTACTCGCCTCGATGACTCTGGCGTGATGCATCTGGAGATCGGCGAATGCTAGATCAAATAGTCGCTGTTCTTCGGCCCGGCCATTGTCTGCCGCCGCATCGCTCCTCGCATGCAGTTCTTTTAGCGCGTCGAGCCGAATCTGCTGAGAAATGATGTTCAGCGCGGTGTCTTTCACGATGGACAGCGTCTTTGCGTCGCTGGGGTCAATCCCCAGCTCGAGGATCTCCCTGACGCAATCAAGCGCCAGCTCGGTAGCACGACCCAACTTCTCGGCCTTGTTGAGGCTAGCCCACGCGCGGGCCTGACCCTCAGCTACTTCTTTACCATTCACCGCCACCGCCTTCTCCACAAGCCGCTGCGCGCGCCGGATTGTGCGGTCCTTCGATAGCGGCGGCAAGCCCCGCGCACGTTGCCCACCCGGAAATCTCCCGATCTCGCCCCGAGCCTTCGCCGCGCGCATGCGCTCAACCCACCGGCGCCGGCCCTTCACCATCGCGGCCGTGTGCTCTGGCGTTAGAGGTATGCCTCGCGGCCGGCCGCCGCGGGCGCCATGCTTATAGCAACGAGTGCATCCGCGAAGTGCCGGGTTGCAGCAGCGCCCCCCTGATCGGGTGCGGGCATTACAGATGCGGCTGACCCTGAGCACGGTACATGAGGTTGTTATAAATGACCCTGAGCCAAGGCCTCATCGGCGTGATGCCAGCACGCGATGGCACGCGTTCCTTACTATTGTACCTTATATATTCAATTTTCTCCTCTTTTCTAAAAGAGGGAAACTTCGCTATACGCGTGCAATAGTAGGGAACGCGTGCCAAAGCGTGCCAATTTCAGTTGAGGTCGACGCTGTTGAGGTTGATACCAGTTGGCTTTGGCTTGATCCTGATACCCTCGTAGATGCGCTGGCGTTCCCCATCACCTGTGCGCGACTGGCTTATTTTCAGCCACGGCAGCGCGGCTCTTAGGTCGCGGCCAAACGATTGTTTGGTTCCTGGAGTGCGTTTCTGTTCCTCGCACCAGTCGCACCAGGTGACGAACAGATCGTCGACCGCTGCGCAAGCTCCGGCGCTGATCTCGCAGCGTTCACGTATGAACACAGTCATCGGTGAGGTTAGGTCTTCGAGCTCACGCACGGCCTCGGCGGCGCTCTCCGGCTGTAAGAAGTATTTGCGATGGACAAGACGGCGCTGGCCGGCGACTGCCCAGTTGAGGATGCCGGGCAGCTCCGCGAGCAATCGGTCGGCGAGGCCGTGGTCTTCGTGGCCGTAGAAGCTCCGCATCAAAGCCAGGACAATGAAGCGCGAGGCGAGCGCGCCCGAGACATCGGCGAGTCGCGGCAGCTCGTTCGACAGGATCAAGAACCTGACCTGCAGCTGGCCGGTCCAGGCGGGCAGGAACTTTCGGCTGACCGTGATGACGTCTTCGCCCGTGATGCTGAGCAGCCGTTCGGCGATACCCGCCTGGTCCGCCCGGCCACCGAGGCGGGCGTCGGAGATTATCGCCAGCCGCTTGTCGATCAGTGGCTGCAGGCCAAACTCGGTGCCGAGCCCTGCAAGCGTCGGTGCCACGACGTTTTCGATCCCGATCAGGCGCGCCAGGATGCGTGCGATTGTGCCCTTGCCGGATCGCTTTGGCCCGACGATCAGGAAAGCCTTTTGGTGCCGCGTGTCGCCGGTCAACGCGAGGCCGAACATTTCTTGGAGCGTCTCAATCGAGGCTTCATCGTCCGGCCAGAGCTGATGGAGAAAATCGATCCATCGGCGCGGCTGTGGCGCATCGCGTTCGTAAGCAAAGTCGAGCGCGTTGTGAGTGAAAAAAGCGGGCGTATGGGGCAGCAGCTCAAGGGTCGGCAGGTGCAGCAAGCCGTTCAAGCAGGCGGTGATCTCATCGGCGGGCGGGCCGTGTTGCGCGTCCATCAACCAGGCCGGCGGGGCGACGCGCCCGTCGAGATATGTAACGGCGCGCAGTGCATCGAGAATATTAGCGACCATTTTGATGTTTGGCTTGACACGCTTGAGCTCGCCTTGCGGATTGCGCCATTTGCAGGGGTCGAGGAAATTATAGATCCTTGTTCGCAACGCGCTATCCGGCGCGGTGAGATAGGCGGCACCGTTCCACACGTGGAATTCATCGCGATGGTGACGCAGTGCGACGGTGTCGGCGATCGCGAAATGGAGCTCGGCGAAGCGCTTCGCGATTGTGTACGGCGCGGCAGGATCGATGATTTCCGGCTCGGCCGCATCCCTTGCGGCGGTTGGCGGCAGCGGCTGCGCGGCCTTCATGGCAGCTTGGAATGCGTCGCGGAAGCGGCCCGGCGCGGATAGATAAAGCGCGCTCGGATCTTTCGTCTCGGGCGGCAATCTGATCAGCCGAACGCGCGGCGCGATGCGCGATCGGATCAGCCATTTCATCACTTCCGCGCCACCCGTATCGGGCTCGATCACGACATGGATGACGGCTACGCCGTCGAATAATGGCGCGTCGCGTTCCTCGTTCCACGCATTGGCACCCGGCAAGCCCAGCGCGGGGAAATTGTGCCGCCAAAGCGTCTGTGTGTCGCTCTCACCTTCGGCAATGATAGCGTAGCCCGCTGCCGGTAGGCTCGCCGCCCACTGGCAGCCGTAGAGGCAGGCCTTGTCGCCTTTACGCCAGAAGTGCCGCTTTTTCTTGTCGCCGGTCAGGTTGACCCGGAACCGCACCGATGGCGGGTCGCCGTTCGGCCGGCGATATTCAGTTCGGAGGGCCGGCACCTTGCTTGGCCCATAAGCACGCTGTTCCCGCACGCCGATACTGATGAGCCAGTCGGCCGGCAGCCGCTTCGCCGCCGCGTACTCTTCGAGCGTCAGGCCGGCCGCGCTGTCATCGGCGCAGATCAGATCGTCGCACCCCATTATTTCGGCGGCGATGACGCATGCTTCCGAGAAATCGACGCCGCGCATCTTTATGATGACATCGAAGATCGAGGCTGAGCTGTCGCAGCTGCAGTGGGCCTTGGCGGCGGCCGTGTTCCAGCGCCAGCTCGGATTGTGGTCTGCGTGTCCGGGGTAGGGGCACGTGATGTGCGTTTCGGGCGAGCGCCAATTGATCCCGAACGCATCGAGGATTTCCGTTTCGCGCCCTTTGACGGCTTCTTTGATGGCGTGCCATTGCACGCGGCGGCCGAGCGGCGCATTAGTCTGCGGCAACGCATCGTTTAGGTCGATCATGCGTTGCCTACCGGAGGTTGGTACAGATTACGCACCGACAGCACGCGAGACCTACGCTGATAGAGAGTGGCCCAGGCCTCCTCGTCTTCGTCGCCGACGTTGATTTCGGTTTCGATCCATGTCGATTGGGGCGAATTGTCAGCGCCGCGCAGCCGTGCCGGCCGCGCAGAATGAAGTGACCAGGGCGATTCTTGCGGGGCGGCCCGGCCGGGCGAGGCTCTTCAACCAAGCGGGTTTGCTGCGCTTCGCCATGACGCCTCAATCCAGAATGACGAGCCCGCTCTCGGCCCGGGTAATTGCCGTGTAGAGCCATTGCGCACGCTGATCTCTGGTGCGGCCCCACTTGTCGTCGATTACGATCACGTTTTCCCATTGCGATCCCTGTGCTTTATGGCAGGTGATCGCCCAGCCGTACGTCGCCTCGACTAGCCTTTTCTTGACGCGCCAGTCGCGATCGTCGCGTTTGGGGTCGAGCATCTCGTGATCGAGGAAATGGCCGGCGTAGATCGGCAGCTTCGGCGGCTCCTTGCCGCCGACGACCTCGCCTTCCTCAGTCGTGACCACGGCGCGGAACCGCTTCTCGTCGGCGCTCTCGATGCCGTCGAGCTCGAGGAACATGCCATTGAGCAGGCCGAGGGCGTGGTCGTTCTTGAGGCAGATGATTTTCTCGCCCGGCCCGGTCGGCAGCGCCGATCCGTTGAAACCGGCGGCCTTGCGCATGGCGTTGTTCAGCGCGAAACGTGTCTTATTGAGGCCGCAGATCACCTGGCCGCCGTTCAGCAATTGCGCTGCGGTGACGTTGCGACTCGACATTTTGCAAACGAGTTCGTCATGTGGACCGTATGGAATTGCAATACCCTCGCGCGCCATCGTCGCGAGGCGAGTCACCGCGCTCTCGGCCGCCTGGCGGTGAATTTCCGTCAGCATCACGTCCGGTTCTTGCCCGGTAAAGGCGCCCGCGCCCTTGATCGCCGGCAGCTGCCCCGGATCGCCAAGCACGAGGATCGGCTTGCCGAATGATAAGAGATCCGCCGCCATGTCCGGCCCGACCATGGAGACCTCGTCGAGCACGATGAGCTTACAATCCCAGACCGGGCTCCCCTTGTTGAGCCCGAAGCGCGGCTGGCGCATCTCCTTTAATCCCATGCGCAGCGCGGCTATCTCGGCGTCGGCGGCGACGCGCTCAGCGCCGTAGAGGGCGAGCGCAGCGGTTTCGAACTCCTCGAGCTTTTGGCGCGTCGCCGCGATCTCGGCTTCGTTCGCTTCGCTCACGCGATAGATCAGCCGGTGAATTGTCGAGCACGATATGCCGCTCTTGCGCTTGAGCACGTAGGAGGCCTTGCCGGTAAAACAGGCCTGCAGGACCTCGCCATCGTCGAGCCCGAGCTCGTCGATCACGTGCTTGACGATCGTCGACTTGCCGGTCCCGGCGAAGCCGAATAGGCGGAAGATCTGCTGGATTGCGGTGCCACTTAGAAACCATTCGCGTATGGCGCGCAGCGCAGCAGTCTGCGCAGCTGAAAGCGAGATATCAGCCACGGCAAGTCATCACCACAAAGAGACAGCGAGGATCTTCGGAATCGCGCAGGACTGCCGGCAAGGCGGGATCTGAGGCAAGCTCCGTTCGTATCGTTGAACCGACCTGGTCGGTAATGACAGTCAGATAGCGGGATTGGAAGGCGGCGCGGACTGGTGGGTGATCGTCGCCGATCGTGATCTCATCGGTCGCGACCGCGCGCAGCGACGCTCCGATAATGTGGAGATAGACGCCACACAGATAATAGCGTTTCTCATCGGCCGACATCGCGAAGCGAACGTTCGCGATGGTATGGAACAGATCGGCGGCCTCGACTGTGAACTCATGGGGCAGTCTGCCAATCTGCAGGCTTGGGAAGTCGTTGGCGTTGAGGCTCGGCAAACGGACGTTGGCGCGGCCGGCCCGGATGTGCACCTGTCCGTCTCGGGCCTCGAATTTGACTTCACTGTCGCTTGGCAGCCGCCTGACGATCTCCGAGAGTTTGGCCGCCGGGACGGTCGCCGCACCCTCATTCTCGACATTTGCGGCGACATGCTCGACCAGCGCCAGATCGAGGTCGGTCGCGGTGAATTTCGCGCCATTCTCAGTCGCGCTGATCAGCAGGTAACCCAAGATCGGAATTGTGTTGCGCGCCTGGACCACGCCCTTCAGCGGCGCCACGGCCGCGACGAGCGCTGAGCGCTCGATTGTAAATTTCATAGTGTGCTCCAGCAGGTGTCGCGGAATTCGCAGAAATCGCAATATCTTGTCGGCTCGACACTGAACCGCGGCGGCAACCGGCCCTGAACGATTCCGACCGCGAGGTCAACGAGGCGCTGCGCCTCGGCCGGGTCGGCTGGCACCAGTTCATGGTAGATTTCGTTGGTATTCTTGTTTAACGCCGTGAACAGGCAGGCAGCAAGACCCAAATACGGCATATAGATACAGACCTGTCCGTAGTATATGGGCTTCGAGATCTTCAGCCCGTTCTTCATCAGGTTCGACCACGACCGGTCATTCAACCCTTTAGCCTCCCATAAGACCGGATATGAAAGCCCGAATTCAGGTCCGCTGACGATGACGCCATCCGCGTGGCCGCCCAGGGGCCCGTCGACAAAGCCAAATTGTTGACCGGTCGCGGGGTCCACAGTGAGCAGCTTGAAGCCGGCCGCCTTCATCCACGCGGCCAGCAGATCTTCGATGACGTGGCCGGTCTGGAAGATCCGTAGCGTCCGGCCGTCGAGCGGCATGCTGGTTTCGCTACGGTATGCGTAAGCCACGCGGCGGCCGCAGGGGTCGCCGAGGATCGAGGCGCCGAGGTATTGGCGTTTCGGCTCCTGGGCGCGCGCTTTTACGAGTGCGACGTCGATCCGGCCGTTGACCCGATCGCTGAGTGTGACGACCGGACCATTTCGGCCGGGGACGTAGCCTGAGTCGTGATTCAGATCGACGAGCATCAGACCGGGATCTCGCCGCGCGCGGACTGCAACTGCATCGATGCTTGCAGCCCGTTCCAGACCGCTTCGATGACGCTGTCAATCTGCTCGGCAGTGCAGTCATTGAAGGCGGCTTCGACACCAATCCTGACGAGCGCGTCATAGAGCGATTGGCGCGCGGCCTTGACTGCCTCGCATTCCATGTAGGTCAATCCAGCCAAAAATCCGATCTCCTCTGTAATGAAGCCCTCGATGGCGCTGCGAATGAGCTTAGCAATGGTCCGTGCGCAGTCAGCCGAGCAGCACAGGAAAACCATTGATGCCCATTGGAACGGTTCCGTCGCCTGTCGGCCGCAGACGGCGCAAACCTGCTGCAGATTGGTCAGATTGCGCTGATGCCCGGTAAGGTTAGCTGTCGCGGGCCGGGCCCGTTCTCCAGTTCCCGCGCCCGTTGCACCCGCAGGTCGTTGCGCGTGCCGATCCCCGCCCAGGCCATACCGAGGAGTTCTTCGCGTCTCTGCGAGCGGATCGGGCGACCGCGATTGATCTCGCTGTCCGTCAGCCAGCTTCCGATCGCCATTGCGACCGCGTCACACATCTGCTGTTGCCATTGGTCTTGCTCGCTTTGGAAGGGGGAGGGGTTCTTGCGCGCCATCACTTCTCTCCCTTCAGCCAGGCAGGGCCCGCCGTCGCGGCTGCCCTCTGTGCCGTTGCGGGCGCGTCCTGTTGCCAAGCAGGTCTTGGCTGTTGCGCTGGCGCAGAGCGCGGTGCCGTGGCGCTGCTGGCCGACGGGGTCGGCGCGATTTCCTTCCCGGCCTTCAGTGCCGCCCACTGCGCCTCGCCCGGCACAACAACGTGTGCGATCTTGTTCTTGTCCGGGTACTGACTGCCATCAGGCGCCTGGCCACCGTGTTCGACCCCGATTTTCGCGAAGAATTCGATGCCGCTGAGATCGCGGAATCCGCGCAGCACACGCTTGGCCTTTGCCGCATCAGACATATCCTTAGGGTCGAGACCCAGGGCACTGTCTATCGTCGCGCGCAGCATCCTCTGTGAGATGTTCCAGGCCTTTGATACCCTGTCCTCGCCGACCTTGCCGCCGTAGACCGTAAAGATTTGGTAAAACTTACGGCCGGCGTGCCGCCCGGCGAGCACTTCGAGTTCGGCGTCCAGGTACATCGCGTCGCTGCGCAATGACGCCTTGCAGAGCCCGAGGTCGTGCTCACTGCATCCGGGAAAGTTCTCGCCGCCGGGACGGAGCGTCATGCGCAGCTGCGCATAGGTCCCGTCCGGGATGACGCCGTCAGGACGCTGCTCAGGCGCGCCGTTGAGATCGTAAATCGACATGCTCTACTCCTTTTGTTGAGCGTTGATTTTTTCGATGAGGCGGCCGAGATGCGGCTCCTCGATCAAATCGAGACGGCCAGACCGGTCCTTGGCAGGCAAGGACCAGGGGTTTGGCGAGCGACAGCAAAAGCTGCGGTGCTCGCCTTTGCCGGGGGCGTGCTGCCACCCGGTTTCTTTCGACCAATCAAACAGGTCGAACGCGATCACCTGATCGGTGATGAACGGCAATTCGCGCCCGACCTTCGCGCCTTCCAGCTGCGGCTCCCAGCGGCCGGGGGCATCAGGCACGCTTTGCAGACCGCCGACAAACACGACGGTGTGCGCCGGCGCATGCTGGAGGTGCCGCAGCGCCCGAGTCATCTCTCTCGCCATCAGCCCGTAGGCGCCGCGCAGATCCGGCTTGCCGGTGCGTTCGGAGAAGGCTTGCGGCTGCGTCTGAGACCAGACCAAGCACAAACGCGACGCCTCTGAGATGGAGTCGAAGAAGACTGT